CTTATAAAGGAGGGCGTGATGATTTTAAACACACTAAATACAAAAGCTGCTATAGAATCTCTAAGCAGGTTATTTGATATATCAGAGGAACATTTGGAAACAAGATTATTTTTGAATGCAAAATTGATTCTTAATAATTATTTTTCTGCCGGATTAACACTTCATCTTAATTTAGAAGAAGTTTTAGGTTTCGATGTTTCTCAGAGATTGGGTTTGTTAAATGAGTTTGTGATTCATCATCTCACTCAGGGAAGAAGCATGAGTGAAGTTGAGGAGCGAGATGTATTAGTATTACCATATGTGCTTACCAAGAACACTCGACTGTCTGAATATCTTGCTACTAAAGGATTTTCATTTACATATGATGCTGAAAAAATAATAGTAAGACGATTTGGTAAAGTCGTAGATGTACAACCAGATGGATCAACAAGAAGGGATAATTTGGATGTCAGATTTGGTTACAATGGTGAGACAGATTATTATATTAACGGATATTTAATTCCCTATAGAATAGTTGAAGATAAATGTAAAAGATGGTTAACATCATCAGAGATACTTAAGTCTTTGGCGATATTTTTCAAAGAGGACTCAATTGTGAACGATTTTTCTGGTGCATCAAATTCGTACATGGTGTCAGCGGCCGTACCTTTTGAATCAATCTATGCTTTTGATAATAGTGACAATACTTCATTGAAAGAGAAAAAAGAGTATTTTGTGAAATTAGTGATTAGCATGATTACGCATGAGTTATACCAGCAACATTACTCGTTGTATGAGCGACCGGAAATGTGCGATGTGGATTATGGAAACATTGAGATACAATTATTATCAGATTATTGCATTTCAAAATCTAAGATATTGGCTGTTAGAGAGCTTAGGCTTTCAGACGACAACAATCATATTGAATTAATCGAAAAAAGATCCGAATAACATAACAATCATCTAACACTTTTTAATAGATTGATGATGTATTATGGTATCAAGGAGAATTGCCTAGAGCAGTTCTCTTTTTTGTGAGGTGAAACAATGGCAGCAGCAAATCCAATCCGTGACAAACGGATACTTAAAGACATAACTGAATATTTGAAGATGCAAAGTGATCGGGATTATATTCTCTTCATGTTGGGGATCTATTCGGGATTGCGGATCAGCGACATACTGAAGCTGAAGGTGTCCGATGTTAGGAACCAGGATTACTTCATGGTGACCGAGCAGAAGACGGGGAATATCCGAAAGATCATTGTGAATCCGGAACTAAGGCGAGAGATTGCCTTGTATGTGTTGGATAAGGATAATGAAGATTATCTGATTCGGTCTCGGGAGAACTACAACAACCCGATAAGCAGGCAACGCGCTTATCAAATCATCACAGAAGCTGGAGAAAAGTATGGTGTCCGATTGAGTACGCATAGTATGCGGAAAACATTTGGGTACCATTTTTATTTGCAGTGCGGCGAGAGGAATGCATTGCCGGTCTTGATGAAGATCTATGGACACAGAAGTGAATTGCAAACATTGGACTACATTGGGGTGGAACAGGACTATATCGATACATCGTTGAGAAACTTTAGATATTGACTTGTTTCTATATTTTTTTCTGTTTGGTTTAACGTAATGGAAAGGTTGTTAAACTATGATTTTGCGGCAGGAGGTAAGCCATTGATATGACTGGGGTTGAATACTTTTTAATGAATTTTACAAATCCTTAGATACGACAAACTCAAAAGGGTGTTAGGAAAACACATTCAAGCCCAGTAACCATGCGGGCTGTCCTGTGATTGAAGAGGTGATTTTAGGAAAATGGCAAGCAGACCACTGAAACCATGTGCCAAGATCGGGTGTAAGAACCTCACATCTGGCTATTATTGCGAGGAGCACAAAGCAGAAAAGAAAAAGGTAAAACGACAAAAGGATAAACAAAGACCATCGGCAAGTCAGCGAGGATATGATCATCGTTGGCGCAAAGCTCGAAGGTCTTTTTTATTACGGAATCCATTATGTAATCGGTGTGCAGCCAAAGGAATCGTTCGACAGGCGACAGTTGTTGACCACATCATCCCTCATAAGGGTGATCCAGACTTGTTCTGGGATGTGAGTAACTGGCAACCGCTCTGTGAAGAATGCCACAATGTGAAGACTGCAACCGAAGATGGTGGTTTCGGTAGATAGGTAGGGGGGGTTAGATCTCTAGAACGGTTCCGAAGGGGACCGTTCGGTGGCCCTTCACTCACACACCCGCGAATTAGAATAGGGGGGTCAAATTGGGACAACCAGGAAGAAAACCAAAACCAACGGCTTTGAAATCACTTCAGGGGAACCCTGGGAAAAGGTCCTTGAATAAAAATGAGCCGGAGTTTGAGAAATATGAATTAGATGCAAAGGGAACAGTAAAGCCACCAACATACTTGGACAGCTTGGCCAAGAAGGAATGGAAGCGGATCGCCCCACTTCTTCATAAAGTCGGATTATTGACCAAAGCAGACGAAGCGGCATTAGCGGCATACTGCGCTAACTTCTCACGATGGGTGCAGGCAGAGAAGCTAGTCAAAGAAGAAGGTCTGACATTTACATCAGACAAAGGGAACATCATTCAACGTCCTGAAGTAGGGATCGCGAATACTGCGATGAAGTTGATGGTGACTTTCTGCAAAGAGTTTGGATTAACGCCAAGCTCTAGAACTTCATTGTCTATGGAGCAGGCGGAAAAAATGGAGAGCCCCTTTGCTAGTTTCATAAAGGGTGGTCGAAGTGGATAGAACAACCAAGTATGCCAGGGAAGTTTTAGCCGGCAATATCCCGGCCAATGAACTGGTGATCTTGGCCTGTAAGCGGCACATGAATGATCTGAAGAAGTCAGTTCGGAAAAAGTATCCGTATAAGTTTGATAAGGAGCTTGCGGATCGAGCGATCAACTTCTTCCCATTTCTGAAGCATACTACTGGTGAGTGGGCAGGCCGGTCAATTGAATTGGAACTCTGGCAGTGCTTTATCGTTGGATCCGTTTTTGGATGGGTTCGAAAAGCAGATGGAATTCGCCGCTTCCGAATAGCTTATGTCCAGGTACCCAGAAAGAATGGAAAGTCTACTTTAGCTGCAGGTATTGCCCTTTATGGTTTGCTGGCAGATGGAGAGGCTAGAGCGGAGATTTATTCCGCTGCCACCAAGCGTGACCAGGCAAAGATCATATTCGAAGAAGCCAAGCGGATGGTGATGACATCCAGCGAACTGAAAAGCATGGTCGATATTTACAAGCTGAATCTGAGTGTGCCGGCTACCTTCAGTAAGTTTGAACCATTGGCTTCGGAAGCAGATAGTCTGGATGGATTGAATGTTTACTTTGCATTGATCGATGAGTTGCATGCCCATAAAACGCGTGAACTGTGGGACGTTCTTGAAACGGCAACCGGGGCGAGGCGACAACCATTGATGTTCCCGATCACGACAGCCGGCTTTAATCACAACGGTATTTGCTATGAGCAATATGAATATTCCACAAAGATTTTAAAGAATACCGCAGGCATGGAAGATGATCGCTACTTTGCTTATATCGCTCAGATGGATCCGGAAGATGATTGGCGTGATCCTGAGACATGGGCGAAGGCGAATCCGAACCTTGGGGTTTCGGTGAAGCTTGAGGATCTGGAAGCAAAAGTGAAAAAGGCCATGGAGATTCCAGCAGCGCAAAACAACTTTTTGTGCAAGCATTTGAATGTTTGGGTGAATAGTGAAGTACGCTGGATGGATATGGAGAAGTGGCGCAAGTGTCCAACATTGTCCAAGGAAGAAGTAAAGGCTCTGAAGCTTGAAGAAATTCCTTGTATTGTGGGTGTGGATTTATCTGCTACTACTGATATTACAAGCATTAACTTTGAATTTTCTTTGCCGGATGGCCGTGTATTTGTTCACAGTCATTCATTTATTCCGGAAGACAAGGTGGATGAAAAGATCAAAAGAGATAAGGTGCCATATCGCTTGTGGGAGAAACAAGGGTATTTGACATTCACTCCTGGAGGCGTGGTTGATTATGATTGGATCATTTCATACATCATGACGAAAGCTGAGGTTTGGGATATTAAAGAGATTTGCTATGATCCATGGAATGCAACACAGATGGCCAACACCTTGACCAATGAGGGTTTCCTTTGTGTGGAGATTCGCCAAGGGTACAAGACGCTTTCAGAACCGACCAAGGATGTGTACAAGTTGGTTCTTCGGGGCAAATACATTCACAACAATAATCCGGTGTTGTCCTGGGCAATGAGTAATGCGGTTGCTGTTTCGGATCCAGCCGGCAATATCAAACTGGATAAGTCGAAAGCACAGTATCGAATTGATCCTGCGGTTGCAGCAGTGATTAGCCATGTGCGCGCGATTCTTCGGCCATATGAAAATGAATCGAGAAGCGTGTATTCAGAAAGAGGGATTGCATTTATATGATGAAACTGAAGAAAGGAATCAGATGGATCGGGGAGAGTTTTCTAAAGCACCTTGACGATCTGTTTTTATTATTGGGCATGTGCCTTTTGATTTATGGGATCCATCTCATATCGATACCCGCTGCATTTATTGCAGCGGGTGTTTTGATGATGGGATTTAGTTTTCTTTTGGCGAGGAGGTGATAAGTAAATGGGATTTTTCGGAAAGCTTGTAGAGAGGCGCGGTGATTCAATTGCAAATCCGTCGAATTCGACGGTGAGTTTCTTGACTGGTGGCATGCAGAGCTATACCGGCAAGGTGGTTACAGAAGGGAATGCGCTGACCTATTCGGGGGTGCTTGCCTGTGTAAATGTGATCAGTGATACAATCGCATCTTTGCCGTTGTTTCTCTATGAGAAGAATCAAGACACTCGCACCAAGGCCAGAGATCATCCATTGTATGGATTGTTGCATGATCAGCCAAATCCTGAGATGACTTCAACATCCTTTCGATCGATGATGCAGGCGCACCTGCTTTTATGGGGGAATGCCTATGCGGAGATTCAGTGGGGAAATGATGGATATCCAAAAGCTTTGTGGCCATTAAATCCGGCTACAACGACTTTGGAACGGGAGCAAGGAACCAGGAAGCTTCGGTACCGGGTCTCACTTCCCAATGGGAAACAGGTGATACTACCCGCATCGAATGTTCTTCATTTGGTAGGACTGACACTTGATGGGGTTCAAGGGATTTCTCCAATTGGGTTAGCCAGGGAAGCAATTGGCCTGGGGCTTTCAGCTGAAGAGTTTGGATCCAGATTCTTTGGGAACAATGCCACACCGGGAGGTGTGCTTGAGCATCCAAAGGTATTAGG